TTAGCCCGATGTAGTAAATTTGTCACAACTTGCCTCAAGTCGGAAAGAAGAATTTCCCGCGTACTCTTCAAGATGAGCGCTCGACAAATGAGCATACCGCAAAACCATCGATATATCAGCCCAACCACCCAACTCCTTCAATACGTGAAGAGGAGTACCGCTTTGAACATGCCAAGATGCCCAGGTGTGGCGTAGATCATGCCATCTAAAATCCTCAATACCTGCCCTCTTTAACGCCTTGCGAAATGATTTAGTATTACCATCATTAACTACATTACCTTTATACGTAAACACTCGAACATCATGTTTACCAACCTGACTGGCAATTACATCAAGAGCATCATCATTCAACGGAACAGCAATTGCTTTACCCGCCTTAGCTTGATCAGCTAGAACCCACGCACACCTACGTTGAATATCAATCTGCGACCACTGTAAATGAGTTACGTTACTTTCACGTAGACCAGTAGCCAAAGCAAAACGAACCATAAACTTTAAATGCTCGGGAAGCTCTTCAATCAAACGGACTGACTCATCACGAGTAATCCAACGAACGCGGCCAGCAGGCTCAGGTAAAAAACGAAACCCCGGAACGAAATCTATCCATTCCCAATTATCCTTAGCCCTATTCAATATAGCCCGCAAAATTGAAAGAAGTCGATTCACAGTTGAATTGCTCACACCATCAGCCAATCTTGCATTTTTTATTAAATCAATCTTGAGCTTGTTAATTTCATCAAGATAAACATCACTTAAATGCTTATCAAGACAACGCAAATGCACCTTGTCCGTCTCAATGCTTTTTTTATGCCCTTGCTCGGTCAACCAACGAATAACAGCATCCTTCCAAAAATAACGAGGTTTAGCACCCAAATACTTTACACGCCACGCTTCAGCTTTCAACTTATCGTGTAATTCTTGAGCCTCATGCTTTAACTGAGTCCCAGCAGTCTGTTGTATTCGGCTTCCGTCTGGTGCGGTAAACTGAATCCACCATGTATCTTTGCGCTTGTAGATCGACATTTAATAGTATCCTTTGGTTGATCATCGACTACCGTCAAGGTGTCGTTTACAGAAAGGGGGTAACGGCCAGAAACCCAGTCAGCTAGGTGCTCACAGACAAAAACCCAACGCTTTCCAGCCTTACGGCCGGGAATCAATCCAAGTTTCGCCTTTCGCCTTAAAACTTCAGGATTCATTTTAAGGAAATCAGCAGCTTCATCTATGTCAAAAATCTGCATCAGTTTTAATTCCGTTTAAATTAAAAAATGTCTATCTTCACCAATGGCCTGAACGGCCTGAGCATCAGATAGACGTGAAACAGGTTTAAAAAATTTATCCTGAGCTTCCTTTTTTGTAGGCTCATTATTCAACCGCACAGTTTCAACATGCTTTCTCAAGCAATCCACGGAGCAAAAAACCAACTCTTTCCAGATCAAAGCGGTTTTAAGCAAAGCCATATCAGGGCATATAGAACAAGGAACAATGGAAAATAGGTTAATGGTCATTTAGTAAGCCTTAGCCAGTAAATCAAATACCCGCAAATAGACGCAATCAAAAAAGGGAAAATGCCACGCGCAAAACAAGCAATGGAACAGAGAATAAAATTAATAACTTTCTTTATCTTCATGCCGCTTTACCAATCAAACGCCTTTTTTCCAATCCCTCTTTAACCTGCTCCCGCAAATCATTATCATCCTTCCCCCTACTCCTATAATACGTTTGAATTTCCGGCCATATATGCAAGTTATGTAACTGGCGCATCACATGCCGTACTGTGCAATCATTACGGCGAGCCATGATTGAAACCAAGTTGCCAATAACGGAAGTGATGTTTCTAGCGATAGGGTCTACTGCTTCTTTTTTTTTGCGCGAAATTTTCACGCCTTGAGCGGGAACATAGAAATGGACATCCTGCATAAGAAGCTGCCAAAAGGGATTGAGATAACCACGGGGATCACCGTCAATCATTAGCCGGTTACGTTCCAGTGCATAGCGCCAAAGGTCAGTTAAGTGCTCGGCAACTTGGTTAAAGCCCTCAAATTCCAAACCCAAGCCGTGGCCTATTTCACGAATAACGGTATGATGAAGCCTTGCTTCTATCCGGCGTACTGACTGAGTTGAGTCATACGTCCCAAAAGAATAAACACTCCATTCTTCGTTAAAATAATCAACTTTGTCAGATTTGATCATTTCATAGCTCTTATCATAAAGCGCCATTTGTACGGCTATTGGCTTACCGATCAGATAGTTTTTGTCCTGACCTTCCCGGCCATAAGTTGCAACTGCATCCGTAAAGTCTAACAGGTCAAGGGAGGCTATACCGTCATAAGCCCTAATCGTCCTGGAACTGGTTGAAAATTTTTGTATAAAATCAACAGGTAAATTGAATCCTTGATAATCGCAAGCCAAATGGACAGCAACGCCCTTTGCTTCTGGCTCTTCTAAGAAAATGCGAGATATACCAACGAAGTCACCGTGCAGATAATCCCAAATTTCCGGGACTGTACGTTGTGAAATAAAATGCGGCGACAGTTCAATTTTTAAATGTGAGCCTTCCTGATCTATCTTGCCGTACCAGCTACCAAACAGAACAACCAACCCAACAGCATTGTTTTGCAGTTTATACCGGTAACCGCCAGTTTTACCCATCCGGCTAAAATGCCAACGATCATCATTAACCAAGTCGTTTGCGGTTAACCGGACAAACTCATCTTTATTTTCCACATGCTGCTCAAGTTTTTTAATAAAAGAAGCTTTGGGTACACCATGAAACAACTGTCTTACGGTATCCACCGAAGCGCCAACAATGTTAACGCCCGAAAGGTCTATGATTTGATCACCATTAGCAAACAATAAGCCGGACTGATCTTCTTCAGAACCAAGGGAAAGAGATTCAAGGGAAAAGCGTTGGTTAAATTTCATATTTTTCAGCTCTTATAGGCTTCGTGGTGTATTGTTCTGTTACGTGATACAGGGGCGTAACAGCCTTTTTTGTGGTTCTTTACTTCAGCAATGGGAAGGAAAACTAGATCCCGCGCGTCATGCTGTTCTTTCATCAATCCCTCAATCACTCGCTCATTCGGAGTTATTAGCGCGGCACCGGGGGCGGGGCTGTACCGTTCCTTCGCCACGTCGCCTATTCAAAAATCTTAATGCCCAGGGCACCCGGAAATTTTTTGCAACTCGCTTGTCCCAACCTCAAACAGGCAAAAAGATTTCACCCTAAACATTAAAATTTTTGGCCGCCGTGAACGCTCAGTCAGATACACCCCCGCCCCCGGTGCCGCGTCTAATAACTAACCTCAATCACTCCTTCAATCGGTCAATCTTCATTCACCGCATGACGCGCTGCTTAAACTCACCAGCGACTTTGATAAGTAAAGCGATCATCCGATAAAAGCGGGGGAAGGTGCGAATGCGCCTATATACATTGGTTTTCACCTACGTTCACTTTAGGCGCATCCACACCCCAAGCCATTGGTAAGAACAAAGCCCGAGTTATCCAGAATGATGTCTCGATAAAAGGACAAATTCGCACCTCCCCCCGTTTTTATCTGTCTTGCGTGTGTAATGGCATTCTTATCAGTGATAGGCGAATCACCCAAGTTCACCGTTACTGAATCAGGGCATAATGAGCCAGGTCAGTAACGTTCATATCAGCGAGCAGCAAAATTCCTAGAGTCTTCAGGATGACGCGTAACGCCTTCACTCCTTTCAATGGGAAACGATGTAACTGGATAGCGCTTATCTCCACGCCTCAACAATAGTCCGTACGGTTTACGCTCGACCACATAGCCGAATGCAACAATCTGGGGAATGTTCAGCCGTTCAAATACTCTATTGGAGGTATCAATAAATTCTATATGCGCCACCATCTTGTTCTTTTTTTTATCCTCAATCAGTGCAACCAAACGAGGCCTATACTCAGTTAAATATTTTTCCAAATAATCGGTGTCTGAAGGTGGTGGCGGTTTAGGTTGCGGGGCTGGTTGTGGCGGTGCTGCCTTGGACTGCTCTTGCTTTTCTGGAATAGATGGACGAACCTCTGCAGAAGGTGCTGTACTCGCCTTAACTGGCGAACTACGCCCCGATAGGAAGCCGTAGAGATAATACACAGCGAAAACCAGCGCAAGTAAAAAAAGCGGAATGTAAAACGTAAAAGCCGCCGACTTAAGAACGTTTGTCCGGTCATCTTTATGGGCATCTATTGAGCTAACGCCTTCAGTATGTGAAGCATACAAACCGAAATTCTTTTTATCATAAGTCCCTTTACCAGACCGCAACTGCACGAATTTACCCGCTTGTTGCTTGTAGGTTGTCCAGGTGTATGCGTCAGGTTGCCCGATAGCGTCACGCTTTACAAAACGAATCAAGGTATCTATCCGCCGCTTCCACAGCATGTGGCAATCACGGGAATCCTGTCCCATGCAAATTATGTCTATGCCCCGGTGACGATGCTGGGTAACAAATTCAGTTATACCCGGATCAAGAGTCGCCTTGCCAGCCGGAAAGAAATCTTGCAGCTCATCGATAATAACCAGAGAATCGTTCGCAACGTGAACTTGAACATCTTTAACCTGCTCTTTCGTTAATTGACGCAGTAAATTTTGAATTACGGGTAATGGCAATCCTGTTACTTCAGAAAACTTTTCATGGTTCAAGCCCTCGATATAGGCATAAACCATTCGACCTTTTTGGAGCGCCGGGATAATTTGATTAATGGCCGCTTCGTAGCTTTTACCGGAGCCGGGTAGGCCTTCATGGAAGATAATCATAATAGGCCTTTAATAATCATAATTGTTTTCACAACCGCCCAAATGCCCATGCCGCAGACTAATATTTTGAATGCCTCAGGAACGCCGCAGCGGTTAACAACATAAATAAGCCCCGGCGAATAAGTTGCTATCGTGTTCCATGCCCATTGGAATTTGTCCGCCAGTTCACCCGCATGAGATACCCCGCCGAGGCAGTAAGAACAACTTTCAGCCGCCCAATTCAAAACCCACAAAAGCGCCTCAAATCCCTTTTTTAGTAGCCAAATAGGAACGTCAGCAACCCAAAGACGAAGTGATTCAAAACCATTAGTGATAAAGGTATAAACCGTGTCATAGTAATTATCAATGGTGTCTAATATTGCTGTAAAAAAGCTTTTCACCGATGCAAAAGCGTCAGTGAAAAAGAATATAAGCCTGTCGTAATAATTCGATATTGTGTCTATAAGTGCCTGCATATAGCCTCCTATGACTTAAAGCCGGAAATAATAATTCTAAAAACCATAAACACCGCAGAGGCTTGAACAAGTGCGCTAATTATCGGAAAAATAGAGTCCATGAAATCACTGCAAAGAGGGGAAACCGGGATAGCTTGCATGTTCATAACTGCAGGAATCGTCCAGACCGGACACTCACCGCCCGGAATAGAGACGTTAAAGATTTTCTGGCTAAATCCCATAAGAGGCGAATCCTTTACGCTATTAACGTTTGTTTGAAATACCCCCTCATAAGTGTCTGTTGTGGCCTCGTACCATTTGCCAAGGTTTGGATTAGTGTTTTTCCCACGGCCCGTAAATTGCCCCATTCCAGCGCCGGGAGATACACCTCCTTTACCAGCAGCTTTGCCGCCCAAACGACTGGCAATCTCACGGGCTGTATCTTCAGTAGCCAATCCGGCAGTAGATCCGCCCGTGGTGGTTGTCGTCCCGGTATTGTTAGTCGTTGTTGTTTGCGTGGACGTTGAACCATCAGAATTTATTATGGTTGTAGTACCTGTCCCGGTGGTGGTTGTAGTACCTGTCCCGGTGGTGGTTGTTGTCGCTGTTGTGGGTGCAGGGGATTTAGGATAAAGGGCGGGAGCAACAGGCTTGTTATAAGTATCGGCGCAAGTAAAAAAAGTACCGGGACCACATTTCTCTATACCTGTAAGGCCGGGCGTACTAACAACAGGAAGCGACGGGTCACACGGATAGGAATAAGAGAAGTTACAAGCAACACCGGCTTTGTAATCCTGAGGATTGTATTTATCATCAGCTGGCGACTGGCTATCATCGGCGGCAGCTGTTGTGGTTCCGTCTTTCATAACGCATGTCGGAACACCGTTAACGTACCCGGTGGTTTCAACAGCTGAAGCACCACCAGGGCAATTTGCCGGGTCAGGCGGCAATAAGGCACAGGTGCGAGGCGGCGAGATAATTAGGCCGTCAGGACAGGTTATATCCTGCGAATGATCAGGCTCAGAAGAGCATACAAGCGGAGATATGACAACAATACCGTTTCCGCAATCGATTGCACCGGGTTTAGGTAAACAGGTGCCTGTTCCAGCGTCAGGAACTTGTAATTGACCGTCACAATAGACAATATCGGAATTTTCACATTTCTGAGTAACGGAATTCCACGCCTGTTTGGTTATCATATTACCATTGACTTGATTCGGGCATGATGGCGGCGGACATTGCGCCCCCGCTGATACGTCTACGGTAGAGCCGTCCGAACACGTCAGGTCGCATTGTTTTGTTGTTGCGTTTACGGCAAGCGGGTAATCGCAATTCAAGGAATGAGGGTCACAGGTGTTTGAACCGGTGTTTAGCGTTTCCCAAGAAAGGGTTTGTGTTGATCCCGATGTAGTGGTTGTAGGTGTGGTTTGGCAAGTTACCGGGGGAGGCAGTTCACACGCACCTGTTGTTGCGTTGCGAACTTGTGGAGTAGTGCAAGGAGGCGCATTTTGACAGGTCGCGTAAGAATCCGATGAAGAATAAGAACCGCCATAAGGACACGAATAATCAATGCCAATATTGCTCTGAGTAACAAAATTATTAACTGGCGTGTAAATTTTGCACGCATCGATAGGGCCGTAGCTACCGTTAAAATCCCCATGATACGACGAATCGTAAATAACAGCGGCCGCCGTACACGCCGCTGCACCAGAACTACTCATGGTCTGAACGGATAACGCTCCATAATAATATTTTACAGTTGTAGGATAGGTATCGGCAAAAACCGAACCCGAAAACGTCAAAATCAAAAAAATGATTAGCTTACGCATTGTCAAATCCCGATATGACGGCATAGGCGCAAACTAGGCCGCTTAGGAAATACAAGGTTAAAAAAATCATGTTTTTGGTCTCTTTTTTGGTTTATAAAAAAGGGTGCCTTTCGACACCCTTCCTTTTTCTTGGTTACCGGAACCAGCCAATAACTTTGTTAAAGCCCCACTTGGCTACACCGGGCAGCATTTTAATTGCGGCAATGGCTGTAAGAGCCGCTACGATGGTTGTAGCATCAACCGCCGCTGTTAAGGCTGTAAAGTCCAGCGCAGCGTTTGCAGGAGTAATTGCAACCATTGCCAAGGCTAATGCAGTGAGTAAAACTGCACCGATTCTTTTGATGTTTTTCATAGTTCACCTATTTTTCTTAAGTTAAAGTCTAACGATGATATTTTTCGTTAAACCAGTTGATAACGACTCCATAACTCCAAGCCGTCAGGTATGCGATGATTGGCAAGCTGAAGCCAAGCATCCACATTTGTTGCAAATCTTCCGCTACCGGCATTGTGAAGATGTCGGTTAGGGTAGGAACATTCGCGAAGTCTTGTCCGCTTAGAATGGCGTAATTAGGACAAGGTGTGGTCTGAACAGGATCAATAACGAATGCGTAAACATCAACAACTTGTCCATCCTGTTTAAGAGCATTACCCGCAGCACCAGCAGTCAGTAACGCGGATTTAACGCAAATAGCCATTTAAGTAATGCTCCTTGGTTTGTTTTCTTTTATTTGTCCATTTTCTTTTATTACATGGCCGTTTATAAAACGGCCTTTTTGTACTTGGTTGCTTAGAACCCGCTCTTTGAACTCTACGGGCTTTTTTATCAGGCAGGCCATTGAGCGGATTTTCATGGTTTAACCCCTGCTTATGGTTTGTTGGCGGAAGTTGTACCGGTTGTTGTCTGGGCTGCACCGGTTTTTGGTTTGTCTTTATCAGGGAGGATTTCCCCGGTTGTTTTGTCTATGTCTTCGTCTTTTATTTGTCCGGGTTCCGGGCCGTCAAGTTTCATGCTGATAGCTGTCAGGACTGCTTTGTTTTGGCCGCCCATGTTGATTTCACAGAGGATTTCCATTTGACAGGGGAAATACAGTTTTCCGGCTTCTACTTCGGCTTTTTTCTGGTCGAACATTTCAAACGGCATTTTGACTTTGATTAATTCGTTACCCAGGTTGTTGGGGTTTTTTCCGGTGTTGGGTTTGGATACCCAGATGGAACCGCCTTTGTTGTCTCCATCTATTTCATAACGGGTTAACGATTCAACTTGTCCTCTTACGACTGTTTTCATGTCGCCTAGGAAGCTGTTTTGGGTTGATTGGTCGGTCATGATTTTGTACCTTTGTTGGGTTAAGGGTGGTCTTTCGGTTTATGTTGCTTTTTGGCTTGACCTTTTAAAACGCGTAGGTCGAACGCGGTTAGTCTTCTATGTCTGGGTCTTCTAAATCGGGATCTTCTTCGCCATCGTCTAATGATTCATAGTCGCGGTTTAGTTGTTGTCGCCTTGCGTTTTCCTCTTGCCAGCCATCTTCTACAAACATGCCGTCTTCTGAAGGGATTGGGTCAAAGTCTTCTCCACAGTTGTAACAGGTGATTTGATCGTCATCTGTGCGTAGGTCTGTGAAGCTGGCGGCACCGCAATTTGGGCATGTTTCGGACATGGTTAGACCTTAATCTATTTACAGCTGGGTGACGGGCGGGGTTATAAAAGCGCCGGTTATCGCGTTATTTTCTTGTAAATCCGGTTGAATACAGGTTCCAAATCCGGATTTATCAAAGGCTTTTGCTATCTCAGTAAATGAATATGTGATTGAGATCAGTGCAAAGACAAAGCCAATGATGAAGGGAAGCGCTGAGTTTGAAACGAATGCCCATAATAGATTTATTAATCGTCTGCGCTGGCTGTATGTCATGCCCTGACCGGGTATGCCGTGTTTTATGTTAATCATTTTTGATTCCTTGTTTTTTTGTTCTGTTTAAAGCTAGATAAGGCTGGTTATGTCCGGTTTTATCTAACATATTTATTGCGCCGCTTTTCTTTTGTTCTTTTTTTGCGAACCCTAAAGGGCCGGGCTTTCCGTTCCAATCGACGTTTAAACCTGATAACTGGCAGTAAGGCCAAAACGCTTTTACGCAAGCTTCAAAGGTTTTGACCTAACTGCCAGTAATTCAGTTTTAATCGCCGATTTCCTCTACAATCCCTTTCGCTTGCGAATGGACTCACTGCGATAATTCGACGCTGGCTACTTCGCTGCCGACTTCACTATGTTGTCAGCCTTTAAGGCAATGTATGGGGTGGTGAATGGCGCAGCCGGTTTTATTTCTTTGCGGTTGTTTTCAGCCTTGGCTTTATAGCCATTTCCACGCGCAGAATGGGCGCGAGGCGCCACTATTGGACTAGGTGCATGCCCGACGGGCAGAACGCGCTTTTTGTTACCCATGTTCACCGATACCCTTTTGTTATCCAAGGTCAGGTGTTTGCGTTTCTTGGCTTTTAACATGCGGCGCGCGTTTGATGTCGGCTGAAGGTTGTCTCCGATGGCCAGACGCCCGGCAAAGATGACCGAGTACCTCGGTGCATGCTTTACGCGGGGCGTGAAGGCCAGGAAGTCAATGAACCGAACCATTAGCGCGCCGCCTGTTTTGCTTTTTCTTGCTTGTCTTTCAAATACGCAATCACTAGCCCCCGCAGTTCTTCAGACAGTTCTTTCATGGGGATAAGCTGCTTACGTAGGTAAAGCGTCATGATGGTTTTTGTTAGGCCATAGGGTCTCATCCCTCTATCCATAGCTTCCAGTTCAAGGTTTATATAATCCCTCTGAGCTAGTGCAGTTCTGTATAAGCGTTCAGATCCGTCTTTTGATTCTGAGCTGCCACGGTCAGGCAGTATCGGTGTTTCAGCCATTTATGCGGCTCCTATGAGTTGGGATTGATATAGATACATTTAAGCAACCTCTTTAAGATCAACAAGGATTTCATCTTTATAATGTCCACCAGCAATCAAAAGAGAACCAAAAAGATGGCGGTCCTCTAATATTTCACCCTGACACGTTTTGAATTCCGTAATCAGTTGTTCGTTACCCAAAAACAAGAATATCAAGCCCTGTAAACGCTCACTGCCTGTATTAGCAATCAAATTAAGCTCGTTACGACAATGCTCCATATCCCTATAAAAATGACTGGACGAGTCATGGTAATTAGCCAACGCTTGTTTGAATTTACGATGTGAATCCGAAGTGATTAGAAGACAGGTTTTATTTAATTCGTCTAGGGTTAGTTTGATAGCGCTCATAACACTTTACCTTCTTTCAGGTTAGTCACCAGGACGACCATGTTGATCATGCGATAACGGCCTATCTTCGCCGTAGGTAAGTAGCCTTGATCTATCCAGCCGCCTACTACGCCTTTGCTTAAACCTATGGACTCGGCGAATTTATCGGGTGTCATGAATGGGATGAAAAACAGTTGGGAGGCGGTTTGTTCCAGACCTTGCTTTACTGAAGAATTAGACTCAAACAATGTATCTAATTTGACTGTGTTTTGCTCTTCGTTCATGATTGCACCTTAGCCCTAATTGGCTGGTTGTGGCTGGTTTGAAAGTATGAGTAATATTATCAGATAAATACTATCATTGTCAATAACTATCAGAGAATATTTATCAAAATGATTGGAAGTAGAATAGAAAAATTAAGAAAAATTAAAGGCTTAAGTAGAAGGGATTTAGAAAAGCTAACAGAAATCGCTGAATACACATGGCGGGCTGTTGAAAACGGAAAACAAACAGCAAACGAAGACCACATAACTGCATTAAGTAAAGTATGGCCAGAATACAAATACTGGTTAGTGTTTAATGAAACAATGCCAGAAGCAGGACAAATCAGCCCAGAGATTGAGGAAACTAGGCAAAATCTGTCAACGGGTACTTAACTGCAAGGCGGGCATTATTGAAATGGGGGACGGTTAAAACATAAACCGGATAAAGACCGAAAGCAGCACTAAGGCCGCTTATGTAGGCCGTTACTGATGCAGCGTAAGCATTAAAAATCACAAAAGGCCAAACAAGGCCAAGGTGGAAAAATGGCAGCAGTAGACGTAATAATCACACTAGCAATCATAATAAAGATCATAGACATCTTCGTCATGAGCCATAAAAAGAAAAACAAAAACAAAAACAGGACTAAGGAACCGAACACAACATCATCAAACAAAGTCCCCGTATTAGCCTTCATCGTAATTATATTAATTGGTCTAGCCGCAACACACCAAAAAGAAACTCCAGAAGCAAAGCAGCAAGTGATTGCCAATAATCAGTGGACACCACAAGCCAATCATCCGGCAGGAATTTACATGCAGCCTCTAGTAGGAACGGTAACAGGGGTAATTGATAATATGGGTAAAAAAATGACAGAGAACACCAAACGTGTCCAACAAGAAGCAAATCAAAAAGCAAAAACACAATCAAGGTAG